GCCGGGAAGCCTGTTGTTATCAGCGCGGCCGCGCTTACCGTGGGTGCCGCGGAAAAGATTTTTGCGATTGAGGGGCCGAATGTGGGCTTTGCAGGAAATGGCGCGATACAGACCCTTACTCTGACCTCCACGTCAGCGGAGGATGCCCCGGGCGGGGTGGGGGCTGAGTCAATTATTCTGGATTATCTGGATGCGGTGCTGGCCCCGGTTAGTGAGACAGTGACTTTGAATGGGACATCAGCTTCGGCGCCGACCGCAGTAGCGGCTTTCAGGCTCAACCGGGCCAGGGTTGGAGGGGCCGGAGTGCTGGCTGTGCGCAAACCAGCCGGGCTGATACGTATTAAGCACTCCATATCAGCCCTCCTGCTGGGGAGGATTGAGAAGCCGTGGAGGGAGTTGAGGAACGGGGTTTATACAGTTCCGGCCGGGCAATCGGCAAGGGTTGTCGGTATTTCTGTAAGGCTCTACGGGGGTGTCTTGAACTCCGGGTGTGTGATTCGGATTTACACCCGAACCGGGATTGATTTGCTCCCGGTCCCGGGGCCGGGGGTTCTGCAAAAAACCATGAACTTCAACCTCTCCAACCCGGGTTTGGACAGGCAGATTTCGATTCCGGTCGTGGCCCAGAAGTCGGATATTTGGATGACGATTCAGGCTTCGTCGGGTGGGGGGTTTGCGGCTTCGGCTGAACTTTATATTGTTCTTAGCTGATTTAGGCCCTGGTCCAAAGGAAAAGGCGGTCCTGGGGTGAGGACCGCCTTTTCGGGCTGGGATGGGATGGAAGGAAAGAGCGGTTGGGAAACCGCTGTTACAGGGACAGGAAACTTGTATTTGCGGACTCTTCCGAGTCCTCATCCGCCCCGACACTTTCAACTCTATCACAACCCCGGGCAAAGGGGCAAGGAAAAAAAAACAGGTCAAATAACAGACTTGGCCAACCCCAGAATAATCCCGCCCAGGATGCGCTTTTTGGCTTCCTTGATCTCTTTCTTGAACTTTATCACTTCAGTAAGGACATCGGCGTGGATGATGTTGAACGCTCTGGAAGCCTCTTCCATGTAGCTCACCCCGGGTTCGGGGTCCGGCATCAGGAGACCCTTGATGATGAACAGGGATGCGTTCTTTACGGCTCTGCGGGCGCGGCGCTTCCCCGCCGTGTCCATCCCGATCCAGGCATCGCCGGCCATTTCCTGAAGCATGGTGATGAGTTCAAGGGCCAGGTTTTCGGAGATGGCCGAGAGAAATGTGTCTTCCGCACCCCTTGATATTACTGGTGTCGGCATGGGTTAAAGACCCCCGGTTTCTTTGACAAGATCCTGAATGGCCTCAAGCTCATCAACACGGTTCTGGAGGATGTCAGTGGAGATGCGGTATTTCTCTCCGTAAAGGCCCTTTGCTTTGTTTTCCTGATCCCGGCGGTATATGCTCATCGCCGAAGCCCCGGGATCGCCGTCCGGGGAGTCCTCGCCATCTTCGAGGATGAAGGCGGAGACGGGCTTGGGAAAGGGTTGGGTTACGCAGGAGGCCAGGATCAGGGTCAGGAAGGTTGCGGCCATGACGGAGAGAAGGAAAATAGAGCCGAATTTTGATGCGGTGTTGTTCAGAGCGTTTGCCGGGTTTCTTGTGATTGTTTTGTTCATGGCTTTATTTGACTCCTGTTCCCTTCATCTTGTCTTCCAGGCGCACGATTGCGGCGCGATCACCGAAAACAGTCCCGGCCGCGAGCAGAACATAGGATATGAGTTCCCACAACCCGCTCCCGGCTTGAATAGCGGAATCCACGACAACTTGGATTTTGTCCGGGTCGGTGAGGGCGCCGGGGGCTTCGATGCCGGATTTTCGGCTCAAATATGCGATAACAAAAACAGCCAGCCCGGACAGCTTTAGGGTTGCGCCCTTGCCTTTGCCGAACAGGTTTTTGAGATAGGTAAGCATTGGTTATTGTTCCTTTTCCCCCTCTTTTTCGGATTCGGAGGTGATGACATCCACGGGAGAGGGGCCGCGGAGGGTTTTGGGTTTCTGATCCCGGTAGTCCAGAGGGTGATATGGATCTTGGGCCGGGGCGGTTTTTTGCTCCTCCACCCCGCCGGATTCGTGTCCGGATTCATCATAACCCGGGTCGGGTGGATAGTCACCATCCGGCTCTGGCTGAGGCGGGGGCGATGGTTGAATTTTGACCGGGGATGCGGAAGCTCCTCTGGTTGCCCCGGAGAAAACACCCATCGCGGCATTCAGGATCATTTTCATCAGTTCATCCCATCCCGGAGCCTTGATCCCGGGGCCTTGCGGGGAGACGTGGTGGTTGCAGTGGAGAGCGCCGGTCTTTCGGTGGAAGGTGATGGTGATTATGATAATCTCATCCCCCGGGCCGGAAGTGGACTCCGTGACAGGAAGCTGGGGGGGAGTGGGAGGCTGCTGTCGGCGAATCTGAATCTGTCTAAGAGGGTGAGTCCTGTTCATGCCTTATTTCCTCCCTCGGGGGTTGATTTTCTTTTTGGCCAGGCGCTTTGGGTTGGCGGGTGCGGGGGTTGGAGCCGGAGCGGGCTTTTTCCTCTTCATAGGGCTGGGAGATGGGACCGGATTGGGATCGGGGTCCGCGTCATTTTCCGGTTTGTCGGCATTGCCGCCCTCTCCATCCCCGAACGGGGTGAATTTTTCCGGGCGCGGCTTCCTCGAAACAGGGGCCGGATTGATCGCTTTGGCTACGTAATAGAGATACAAATCGCCCATCGAAATCCCAGTCACTTCGGAGATGGCGTAGAGCAGGCGCATTCCGATGGAGCTTCGGCCGGAGCGGGCGCGGGAGATCTGGGTTTCAAAGCAGGGGAAGCCGGCTGAGATGAGGGCCGTGGTCAGGGATTTGCAGGACAGGGTGTCCATGTAGGAAGTTACTGACTGGAGCGGGCCGGGGTAGATGCGGTCTTTTTGGAATGTTCGGCTTTCTCTTGGTTCGGCTGGCATTTTTTTTGTTTAACCTTTCTTTTTTGTTATTCTGAATCAGAATCAGTATTACCCTTGCCGGGCTTGAACAGTATGTAGTTGCTGCTGCTCTCACGGGAGGCCAATTCCATGAATTTGGCGATTTTGGGCGGGGCCAGGTTCATGGAAGCGAGGGTTGCCCGGCACTGGTCCGCCCCGGCCATGATGGTGCGGGTTTGGCTGACGCGGGTAAAGGAACCCAAGTCGGCCCGGCGGATTGTTTTTTCGACGCCGATCTCCTCCATGAGGATTTCGATTTCCTCGCCTATCAGTTTCTTTCTGGCTTCCAGTTCCCGCATGGATTTGAGAGTGGCGCTGATTTCGGCCATTTCCGCGAGCCTGGAGTGGAGGCGCCGGGCTTTGTCGGCAGGAACAACTCCCCCTCTGTCTCCCGGGCCTTCGAGATTGAGGATTTCAACTCCTCCTGGCATTTGTTTTGTTTATCCTCCTGTTGCCTTTCGGTTGGATTATTGGCTGATCTACTCAGCCTGTTGTTCCGGGATACCATAATACTCTGATTTTTCTTCATCGTCAATGTTAAATTCCGGTATTTCGTATTTTTCCAGTTCACCCCAGGATTGGCCGATTTCAGCATCCACAGTTATGGGAACCCTTAGTTTGACGGAATACTTCATGGTTTGAGCCAGCCTGGAGGCGAATAAGGAAGCCTCGTTGTCCGATACTTCAAACATAAGAGCGTCGTGGATTTGCAAGAGGGGATTGCAGGTCCAGCCATTTCTGCGGAACCCGGTGACAACGGAAGCCATGTCCCGCATGGCCCGCTTTGTGGCCCCGGCCGTCCCACCCTGAATGACGGCATTACAGGCCGCTCTCTCAGCCTCAGCCCGGCAAAAGGAATCCGGGGAGTTGACGCCGGCCAGCCATCGGATCCGCCCAAAACAGTCCCGGGCATAGCCGGTTCTTCGGACTTCGGCTATCACGGAATCGAAGAAAACTCTCACTCCCCGGAATACGGTGAACCACTCCCGGATCAAATCCTGGCATCGTTCCTTGCTCCACTCGCCCGGGTCGCATTTTTGACTGAGCAGGAGGTCACGCAGACCTTCAGCGGTCAACCCGAAGGCTACTCCGAATCCGACGGTTTTGGCCGGGAGGCGGTGCTTGTATTTGTCCTGATCTTCGGGTTTGACTCCGAAAATTCTCAGGGCTGTTTGCTGGTGAATATCCTCTCCGGCCCGGAAAATGCGGGTCATTTCTGGATCCCGGGAGCAGTGGGCCATGATGCAGAAGTCCATCTTGCCGTAGTCGGCATGGACTATTTTTGAGCCGGGAGAGGCGCGGAAGCAGGCGCGGATTAAGCGGCCGTTGTCAGATCGGACAGGCATGGCCAGGAGGTTTGGGTTGCGGCTGGTCATGCGGCCGGTGAGAGTGCCAGTGGTTTGGAGGTTGGCGTGAATGCGGTTGTCGGGGCTAAGGGCTGAGTGCTCGATCAGGGGGAGGATGAAGGCGGAGAGGAGCTTTTCGCGCTCGCGCCAATCGAGGATTTTTTGAACAACCGCGGCTTGCGGGGCGAGCCGGGAGAGGAAGCGGCTGTTGGTTGAGTTGAAGTTCTTTTTCTTTTCCGGGCGGGCGAGGGAGAGTTTTTTATAGACCAGATCGGAAACATGGACCCAGGAACCGGGGTTGATGTAAGTCCCGGCCAGTTTGTTGATTTCCAGCCCGAGTTTCTCCCTCTCCCGGGCTAGGCGGGTTGAGAGGGATGAAAGGCGTTTTTGACTCACACCCATCCCGGCCTTTTCCATTTCCAGAACCAAACCCTGGGCGCCGGTGTCGGTTTCAATCGTCTCTTCAAGGCTGAGGGATTTGATCCTGGCCAGAAGGGGCTGATGGATTCGGAGAGTTGCGTCAGCGTCCCGGCAAGCGTAGTTGATAGCGGCCCTGCGGGATTCCGGTCCGGCTTCATACATATCCCCAAGCCATCCAGGGTGAAGGGGGCCGAGGACTTTTTCCACTTCGGCCCGGCCCTCGTCAGGGCTGATGTTGGTCCACCTTTTCACAGGGTCAGCGCCTTTTTTGTCCGTGTCGTCCAGGATTTTTTTGACCCGGGCGGTGATGTTTTTGGGCTGGCGGAATCGGGGAACAAAAATCCCGGAGCCTGATTTTTTGTCCGGCTCCATTACCATCTGCATGGGAGGGTTGGGCCAGGTTCGGCTGAGGATGGATTCGAGGTATTGAACGGCTTTTTCCACAGTGACTTCGGCTGTCACTGTCTCATACCCCTCCATCTCCATCCCGCACAAACGCCAGGCCAGCGCCTTCAACCCTCCCGGGACGGTTTGGATGGCGCGGGCAAGGATGAGGGAGTCGAGGATTTTGGCGGGGCGGATTCCGAGGGATTCGAGGCGGGGGATGTCGAATTGGGCGTTATGGATGAGGGTTGTCACGCCCGGGTTGGAGAGGATTTGGGAGAGGCGCTTGAGAGCGGGTTTGGATGAGGGGGTGTTGCGGATTAGAAATCCGGTCCCGGGTTTTGCGCTGAACTGGACTGACCATGTTTCCCAGGATGGGTCGGAGCCTGATTTTTCGGCTTCCGTGTCCACGGCGATGATTTTGGCCCCGGCCAGTCGAGCGGTAAGAATATCCGGGCTGGTTATTTCCTTGTAAGTTTCTCTCCCTATTAAGTTATCAAGACGGGAATGATCCAATGGGCGCACCGGGCCTCCGAGGGTGCGCTCAAGAGCCTCAAAATCCTCCACGATTAGTTGATACATGTTTTGCTGATGCAGACCTGCGGCCGGGTGATAGCAGGGGTGGACTATAATGCCGTCGGATCGGAGGAAGGGGATGCCGTGCTGTAATTCCAAACTCCTGGGGGCGTTGAGGGCTTCCAGGGCAAACTTCCCGAGGGTGACGATGATTTTGGGCTTGAAGAGGGTTATTTCCTGAGCAAGAAACCCGGAGCAGGCTTGAATTTGTTCGGGGCGCGGGTCGTGATTGTCCGGGGGGCGGCATTTGACGGTGTTGGTGATGTGGCAGCGCCAGCGCTCAACCCCGGCTCTTTTTAAGTGGGAATCCAATTCCTGTCCGGCTTTGCCGGTGAAGGGTTTGCCGGTCATGTCTTCCTGATAGCCGGGGGCTTCGCCGACCAGCATGATTCCGTTGAAGTGGCGGGAAGGGGGGGAGTTGAAAGGCACCGGGGCTTTGCATCCGGCTCTCAGGGAGCAGGATTGGCAGGAGAGGATGGAGGATTTAAGAGCGGGAGAGTTGTCAATCATTGTGATTTGTGAACAGCCACTTAATTAAAAGAAACAGAGCAAGAAAAACCCACAGCGGGGATGATGCTATTAGTATAACAAAAACCCAGGGTAAGGTCAAAACAAACCCTGATCTTACTCCCAACAGGATTCCTGAAATCAAACCCCAGGTAAATAACAAAGCCGCTTGTCTTGCCTTCATTGATTTATACCTCTTTTTCTTTCCACTTCCATAATCCTCTCCCCAATCCAGGCCATGACAGGCACGGCCATCGCATTGCCTATGGCTCTGTATCTTGGCCCGTCCGGGCATTTGTCAGCGGGCCTGCCGCGCCAGGGTATTTGGGTCCAATCATCAGGGATGCTTTGAAGGCGCTCGCACTCCCGGGGGGTGAGGCGCCGAACACCGGACCCGCTGCCAATGCCGTGTTGTGCGCCGGATTGGAGAGTGAACATGGGATCCCCGGGGTTGCCTATCCCCATACCGGCCCTGGGGTCGGTTGTGCTTTTTCCTGTTCTCTTGCCGACTTCGAGCAGTGGGATTGGGCTGTTTGTGATAACAAGGGCCTGGGTGCAGTCCGAGTCCGGGCCTTTCCCGACCCTCTCCTGCAAGCATGGGGAGATGCTGTGGGTTACAATCAGCGGATCCTGCCCCCGGCTCTCCCCTGCTCTGGCTGTTCCTCTGCCGCTGCCGCTAAGGCACGGCGCAATTCTTCGGGAAGATGCTTGCCGCGCCTTTCCGCCCTTGCCAGGATTCCCCTGCAAGCAGCCACGCTCAAATAAAACCTCCCCGGGACACTTCCACTCTCTTCCAGAATATCCGACAAGGAACACTCTTCGGCGCCGTTGCGGGACTCCGAAGTATTGAGCGTCCAGCACCCTCCAGGCCAGCCGATACCCGAGTTTCCCCATTTCCCCGAGGAAGGCTCCAAATGCCCTTCCTCCGTCCTGCGACAAAACTCCGGGAACATTCTCCCATACAATCCACTTAGGCCGGGGTTCAATCCTCCCAGCCAGGCGAGCAAATTCGAGAGTGAGATTGCCCCGGGGATCGGACAAGCCTTTTCTTTTGCCGGCCTGGGAGAAGGATTGGCAGGGGGTTCCGGCCGCGAGGATGTCAATAGGTTTGAACTGGCGCAAGTGCCGCGATTCAATGGAGGGGAAGTCTCCGAGGTTGGGGATGGAGGGGAAGCGGGTTTGGAGGATTTCATTGCAGAAAGGGTCCGTTTCGGCAAACCAGGCCGGGGTCCAGCCGAGAGGAGTCCATGCGAGGGAGGCGGATTCAAGCCCGGAACAAACCGTGGCGAAGATCATATTTTGTTCCGTCTGAACTCGCTGTTCTCTTCGGTAAATATCCTCTCCATCATCTCCGCTCTCTTCCTTCCAACCCCCTTCAAATTCTTCAGGGATGCGGCTTTCATGCCGACCAGCTTTTTCAGGCTTGGCACGGCTTGCGCAATCCCCCGGGCCAGTTCGGGGCCTATGCCGCTGATGGATGCCGCAGTCCGGATGAACTGATTGGGAGGGTTTATGGAGGGGCTGATGGATGGGTATGGGTTGAATTTGTGATGGCTTTTGTGCGATTCCCAGGGTTTGGTCCACCATGAATGAAGGTGAAGAATGCGGTTGCAGGTGTCTTGAATGTCGTCAGTGAACAAAACCCTCACCCCGAACATTTCCTGCATCATAATAAGCGAGCCGTCAAAGGCTTCAGCAGTCATCCCTTTGGATCCGGACAAGCGGGCCTTGCGGCTCCCCGTCCCAAAATCCAGCCCGGATTGGATCAGGATGTCCGAAGCCCCGGATTGAGTTGTTCGGAATATGGGGCCTTCGATGATGATATATGGAGCCCCGCAGGATTGCGCAAGCCCCGGGAGTTGATGTCCTGTCAGGCGCCCGGAAGAAAGGGAGTCGGCGTAATCCGGGACGGTTTTGCGCTCAATCCCTATCCAAATAACCCCGGCCGGACCGTTCCCGGAAAAGGCCGCGTCTCCGTATTCAAGCCTGGTCAGGCTGCATAACTCCGGGGGCATCAGGGGCAGGAGTTCTTTAGACCCGGATCTGTCGTCAATAAGAATCATCGGTATTACAAAAACCAATCATGGCGCGGCCGCACATAGGCGGGGTTGGTTGGACAAACAGGCCCGGCCCCGGTTTCCAAAGCCGAACCTGATTTTATGAGCGGCCGCTCAACCGGCTTGCCGCCGGAGGTGGGATACGGCCGCGCCATGACTTTTCAGAGCGGGTTGGTTTAGGGCGCCGGGGCCGGATCCGGGATGGGTTCGGGTTCCGGGATCGGCTTGTCCGCCTCGATTTGCGCCTTCTCAACATCCCCGTAAGTGTCAATTCCTTCCACAGTGACATCAGACAAAAACTCAAAAAGGGCTTGGAAGAACCGGGTCCAGAACCAGAACTTCACTGCGGCAATGCCCGCCTTCTCAATAGTCTGCATCTGGCGATCCTGATCGGTTGTTCTATGCAAGTGAACCGTCCCGTCCGGGCCGGTATAGACATTTTCCTCAGCATTGCTGAAAAAATTCCAGGCTTTGTATCGGACATCGAAGGTTGCCGGTTCTGTTACTGTTTTGTCATGGCTCAGGTCCGAGAAAGAATAGGGTCCGGGGTTCCCGTCAGCATAGCCCTGGTCTGATACGTTGACGGCGCTGGCGATTTCGTGATAGACCGGCCCGCGCCCGGTGTAGGTCAGGTTGGTTGTGGAGCAGGCGAGGGACAGGAGGAGAAGGGCCGGAACAGTTGGTTTCGCGCATGGGATGGAAACAGGTTTGTTCCGGCCCGGTTTGGTCACGGCTCAATCTCCAGAAGCAGGGGCGGCAACCCACCCGCGCCTGGTAATTCGGTGAGCGCGGATTCCCCGCTATTTTTCAACGCGGTATCCAAACCGCACCCGAATATCTTACAAAGCCCTCTTGCCGCCCTGAGAGCGCCTTTGGATTCCGGGTGCGCTTCCGGCGGGATGATCGTTTCCCCGTTCGGCGCGATAATGGAGAACCTCCACTGGCCGTCAGCACCGGGTTTGATTTTGAGCGTGTGCATTTTTCGTGGTCTGCCCATTGCTCTGTCCTTCCTTCCTATCCTGTCTTCATTATACTCCGGGCTGATGCCGGATCAAATCTATTCAATTACTGCCAGTCCTTCAGTGCGACGAACAAAGACGATCCCATCATGGTCATCCGCAATCTTCCATCGCTCTGTTATCGGGTCGGTCACGACTCCCACTCCTGTAGGCTCTTGCATACACGCAGCATCGCAACCACGTCGCCCTCGATCATGGCCTTGCTGGCAGTATCAAGGTCGGCGCGCATCATTGCAGCCGCAAAAGCACCTGACGGTCCGATCTCCAAATAGGTGGGGAGAATCTCGTCTCGGACGCGAGCGATCTGTCGTGGTAGTTCATCACCAAGAGTAACTGTGGAATTTAAGGTCATGGCTGTTTCTCCTATCTGTCCGGCTTTTCTGTCAATAAGCTCTTCTCTGTTCATTACTGCCAGTCCTTTTTCTCCGACCCCTGAATAATCTCACAGGCCACGCTCGCAAAATCCGCCTCCCCATCGGCCTGATGAAATTCCGTCCCGGTCAGGTTGGGGCGGGCGCGGCACGAAACAATCTGAATATAAAAACCCTCACCCTTCCCGGCCCGTTTTGCCTCGATAGGGTCACGGTTGCAATAAACAACGGCTTGGGCCTCGAATGGAGCATCCTTCCAGCCTTTGGGTTCCAATTTCCCTGACGGATTGGACTTGCCTTCCGAGTCCGTTACATACTCTTTCCCGGCCCGCTCAATAAACACCACATTGCAAGTCTTCTGCTCCCGGGCCTTTGCCATAACCCAGCGCATTTCCGCGTTCGGCCGGGTGTATTGAAGCTGGGTTGCGTTCTTGCTGCCGTCAAAATGCGCCCCCCTGGCCAGATCCCAAAGGTGGGTGCCGGTATCAATGATGACGGTTTTTGCATTGGCCAGGGCGTAGATGTAGTCTTTGCGGAACTCTTCCAGTTCCCGCATGGCCCGGGAGCCGTCGGACTCGTTCCCGATTCGGACCGAATAGCGTTTTTCCAGAATTTCCTTCGCGTCCTTCCCTGCCTTGATGAATTTGTTCACCATGACTTCCAGGCCGTCGTCAAAGTTGAATATAAAAATCGGCCCCGGGCCGGTCAGGGCGAAGTGGGTTTTGCCGCACTTCTCCGGGCCATAGGCCATGATAACGAGGCGCTTTGGGCGAGAGGGTTTGACCGGGCTAAATCCATGCTCTTCGGGCGGGGCGGTTGTGTTGACGGACTCAGCCCGGGTGAATGCAGCCGCGTCCACGTCATTTGGGCGCCCCTTCCCCTTTCCCCCGCCGGGGTTGAGAACTCTTCCCATCGTGACTGCCATTATTTCCCCTTTCCTTTCGCCGGGTTTAGCAGATTTTTGTCTCCGGCATATTCCAGAATTGTGTTCCAATTTTCCCTGATCTCACCCGGGGTGAACTCTATTTTCCATGATTTCAGGATAGGAAAATTCCCTCTATAGTCTCCATTAACAAAAAAGACCATCAGGAAACAGACAAGAGGGGCAAAGTCAGGGCCGGCTGTTTTCAAAGACCGCAGAGCCATAAGATAGCTTTGGATCTGGGCCTTGATCTTCCACTCCCTCTCCGGGTCGAAGTTGAGGGCTGATTTCCAGCGGAGCTTGTATTCCAGCAGGGCGCCGGTTGGCTGCTCCCCGCAGGCCGGGATAAACCCGTCCGGGGAGCATATAATCCCGGCCCTGGTTATTTCCTTTGGGCGCACGGCAAGCCCCAGCCCGGGGATCCCGGTTACTCTGGCAAATTCAGCCGACCTCTCCGCAAAAGCCATCTCCAGCATGGACTCGAATACAAATCCGGCTTCCCAGAGGGAAGTGAGCCTGTCTCCCGGGTATGGGGGATCGTCTTTGCGGAACTGTCGGACAGCGTAAGTGGACAGGGTTTTATTAGCCCCTTTTAGCATACTGCCAAATATGTCCTCTTCCATAAGACTGAGTATTTCGGACAGGTGGATTCTTTTGCCGGATCTGGGAAGCCCGGAAGAGCCGAAGCCCTTGTGGATTGAGGATATTGCTTTGATGTTCATTTGAAAACTTGGCCGGGTTTGTTTGGGCGGACCGGCCATGCCGCCTGAGATTGGCTGATGATGAGACTGAAACGAAAAATAGCTGAGGATCAATCCTCCTGGTAGGCTTCTCTGGAGAACAACTCCCCATTCTCCTCAACCCACTGCTCCTCTCCAGCCCCGGCAGCAATGAACTTCCGGCCCTCTTTGGTCAGAGGGTTCAGGAGTGTCGTGACAGCATCCCTGGTTTCCTGGTCAATCTTTTTGCCCAAGTGGCGGATGACTTCGGCCGCAGCGTCCTTGATCTTCACGCCTTTTCCCTTCGCCGCCCATGCCGAATCCACAATCTTCCTGAGAGTGGAAGTTGTGACATCTTCCGGGCTTGGGTTGTCCTCATCATCCTCACCGGCTTCCGGTTCAGGCTCCGGTTCAGGCTCCGGGGAGGGCTTTCGGCGCTTGAGAGCGGCAGAGGGAGGAGCTTCAACCACACCCTCGCCCTCATCCTCACCATCTTCATCCTCACCGGCCTCCGCTGCTTTCCCGGCCCCGATAATCCGAACCGGGATGGAAGTCCAGGTTTTCTGAAGCCCCTGGCGCTCGATGCAAGCGGCCTCGAACTCGAACTCCAACCCTTCCAGAGCCTTGATCCCGGCTTTGTGCAGGCTCTTCATGTCGAACCCGGACTTGCTGAGGGCGGCGAGGAAGTAGTCCAGGTTGGTGCCGGAGGCGATCCCGCGGATTTTCTGGGCTTTTTCCCCAACCTTGACAAGGTTGTTGCCGTCGTCCGAGGGGCGGAAGTTGTCCGCGTTTCCGGCCTTGTAGCGTTGCGGCCGGGCGAGTGTTTCCCGGGTCTGAGGATCCTGGAGAGTCAGGAGCAGGGCCGGGTAGGAGGGGAGTTCCGGCTTGTTGTCATAGACGCACATGTCGAAATGGGCCGAAGCGATGATGAAATTCCCCTCCGGGACGGACGGGAGTTCCTGAACATCCTCCCGCATAAGAGAGACTACGCCTTCCCCGGTCTTGCCGGGTTTGGCGGATGCTGACGGGCGGGATTTTCCTCCGCCGGTTTCGCGCCCTGTCGGCGCTGATGCGGTTCTGGGCATTTGTTAAAGCCCTCCTGTCTGATTGTGATAAAGGCTTTATGCCTTTATATCTATCCATTATAAACATATTGGCTGTTATAGTCAACTGCTAATTTTCAAAATTGATGGGCCTGGGTGGGGTGTTGGTAATGTTTATCCGCTTCCAAAATGACCTCGAACCCAGGCCCAGATTCACCGCCTTTGCCCTGATCCAGAGGAAGTTGGCGTCAAGGATGATGGTTTCGCACCAGTCACTGACACTTCTCACCCCGCGCCCGGCCCCCTGCTCAAGGATTTTCATGCCTTCGCATATCCCGAAATTTTTGTCGGCCCCGGCCCGAACCGAAGCCGGAAACTCCCGGGTATCGGGAAAGGGGAATTTAACCCAGATAATGCAGCGGCAATCCTCGTCTTTCAAGTCGGCACCCTCGGTCAGGGAGGGAGAGGCGAGGATTGCGTTCGGTATAGATCGAAATTCAGCAAGAGCCTTTGCCGAACCGCCTTTGGCATGGGTCAGAATAGAGGAAGCCCAGGCTGAGGTTTCGGCTATCCTGGTCATCCTGGCGTAGGAGCCGGCGTGAATGAGGATTCGGCGGTCACGGCGTTTGCGGATTTCGTTATCCAGGGCCTCCATCATCCTCGCCCAACCTGTTTCATCCGTCCGAAAATCCATTCGGACCACTGGATAGACATGGATGGGCGCTCTTGACGGGTTGAGGGTGTCCGGGGCGGAGAAGTAGTCAGCCGCTCCGGCCTGGTTTGCGTCGTGAAGGCTGAGGGTTGCCGACATTATGAGGCAGGTTTTGGCCCGGGAGAAGAGGAGCTTTGGGGCAAGGTGCTCCGGGGTGATTGGGGAAATCATTACAGTTTTTTCCCTTGCCACAAGGGTCTCCCACTTAATACCGGATTTCAGGGATTCCCGGCATCTTGCGGCGGATCGGAGCTTTGCCTTGATAATGGCAAGAGCGGACCGGGCGAATTTTTCAGAGGATTTTCCGCCGTTCTCCAACAATCCTTTAAGCCTTTCCTCTTCCAGCTTCAGAACCTTTTCAGCCTGATCCAGAGCTTGGCCGGTCGGTATGCTCTTTTCGGAAAGGGGGAGTTTGAAAACCTGCCCTGTTTCCTGCATATCCACTTCGGCCGCGGATTCGAGCCAGCGCCCGGCCGTGTGCCACTCATCGCAAATCAGCACATCAATCCCGTCAAACCCCTTCTCACCCTCATGGGCCAGGAAACAGGCGTAGTTGGTGACAACTATTTTGGATGAGGCGGCGCGGCGGAGGGCTGAGAAGTAAGCGCACCCGGATTGCTTGAGGGGGCATTTGTATCCGGTGTTGCATGGGGCGTCCGCGGCTGAGAAGCGGGCGTCCAGATCGCATTTGTAGTTGGACTTGCCTTTGAGGGTTGTCATGCCGTCACCCCGGAAGCTCTCCATTACCTGGTCCTGGAGTTGGCGGGTGCCGGTCAGGTAGAAAATGCGGCCGGAGGGGGCCTGGTTTTTTTTCTTTACCCCAAGCAGGCGGGCCGCAAATTCCATCGCGGCCAGGCTTTTGCCTGAGCCTGTTTGGGCCTGAAGGGCGAGGGTGAGGGTGAGGGTTGCAGGGACCGGGGTGCGGTCTGCCGCCTTGTCCAGGTGACGGATGATGGTTTCCTGGACCGGGCGGAGGGTTGAGAAGGCTGAGAAAACGGAATCAGTCACGATTTTGTTCCTTTGCCCCGGACCCTGGCCGGCTCATTCTGAAATTGTCTTTCAGGTGGGCCTTCCTTACCAATTCCACCATCACCTTTTCCCCGCACTGAAAAGTTTTCCTCTTAAGCCAATCCCCTGGCTTTTGGCTGTGTAGTTTGAGGAAGGCTTGTTCCGCGCCCTCTTCAACAACAACCCATGCCGGGAGCAACTGTTCGCTCAGGTTGACGCGCTTGGCTGTTATGTTAAACGAAACAAGCAATCCACCCCCGACGGACCGGGATCCTCCGGTGCTGGCCACGAGTAGATTGGTTCCGGTTTTCGTGGGGCGAAGGCGCCTTGACCCGTCCGAGACGGTGATGATTGTGTTGTCCTGCATAAGCCATACGTCGCAGTTGTCGAAGGATGCGAACCCGGCGCATTTTTCCTTTAGGAGAGGGATGAGGATCTCGCGGAAGGCTTGTGATTCCTGAATTTCGCTCACTTTTTCCTCACCCCCCTTTCCTTCTCTCCAACCCAATGCCCAAACTCACTCAAAAACCTTTGGGTATAAAACACTCTCCACCTGTCCTCCGGGATTTTTTCCAATTCTTCATACATGGCGCCTATTTGCACCCTGACCTCCTCTTCCATGCCCATTGCCGATAATTCCCTCACCATTTCCCGGACCGACTCAAACACTTCGGTAAATTTGGACCTGAAAACCGAGTCCTGAGCGGCCCGAATAATGATATTGGCCTGTCTCAGGGTTGAGGGCATCCGCGGATCCAAATCCGAAAGCCACATCAAGTGCCTGAGAGTTGCATGTCGGAACAAATCACCTTTGGTCTTGTAGGGGAAGATGTCCCTGGATATGACGACGGAAACGATTTGGGAGAGGGCGGGCATCATTTGAAACCACTCCCGGCTCGATTGCCCGCCGGTGTCCTTTGCCGGCACAAGGAAATCCCTGTCCGCCCAATACAATCCCCCGGGGGCTGAGGATGAAGATAAAGAGGGGAGCATGAAATCCCCGGGAGTCAGGTCATCAACAGTATTTCCCCCGTCCCGGGCTTTGCCTTTGGGCCGGGCTGTTTCAGTGGATTCTGATCGGATTCCAATTGGATTCTTATTGGATTCTTTTTTGACGGCCGGGGTTGGGGTTTCACCCTTGAACATCCGAAGCACATCTTCAGCCCTGGCTTGGATGATCTTGCGGGTCTTGAACCGCCTCTTCCCGCCCTGCCTTGCCTGCTCCGGGTCAGGTTCGGGTTCAGGGGAGGCTTCCGGGTCGGATATGGGTTCGGGTTCACGGTCGGTCCGGGTCAGGTCCACGTATTGAGAGAGGATGTCCCGGGCTTTGTTGGGGTTTGGGCCGGAGTCGGCATCAGGCTGGGCCGGGCGTCTCCTGACTGGTTTTCGCCTGAGAACTTTATGAGTTTCCGCCACTGGTTCTCTCCCCGCTCTTATTTATAAACTTTTCCAGCCGGGCTGAGAGGGCTTTCAGATCGAACTCCCCCCGCATAATCTTCCCTGCCAGGTCGTGTTCATCCTTTACCCCAAGAGTTGCTTCCGCCTCCTGTTTTGCCTTTGGGGATACCCGGGCAATCATCATGTATCTTTCGCCGGACATTCCCCTGTCCAACCCCCAGGAAACAACCCGACGCTTCCGAACAACCTCCATAATCCTCCCCCCGGCCTCGGTGTTAATAACCATCCGGGCCAATTTCAGCGCCTCCGTGCCGCGCAAATCCAGCGGGCGGGCCAGAATGCCTTCTGAAATGCGCAGGATCTCCCGGGCCATGATGCGGCGGCTGGTTCGCAGGCAGCGCATTCGCGCTTTGGGGGTGCGGGCCGGGAGAGTCATAAAGACTCCAAAGATGCGACCGCTATGCGGTTCATGCCTTCCCGAATTTCCCAGGCCAGGCAGGTAGTGCTGAACCTGGCTACGCCGGATATACCCGTTGTGTTGTTGTGCATCCACATACCTGTCTCATCCCTGTGTGGCTGCGGGTCAAAAAAACCATCAACCAACCGGCAGTGAACGCACACCAAGCGGGCCGCGGCTTCCATGCCGTCCAGATATTCGCTGCTGTGGTTAATCATGGTGTATTGTTCTTTTGTTTGAGTTGTTATTTCCGGTTGGGAGTTTTTTCTTTGGGCGGGGGCGGGCTGGTTGTTCTTCCTCCCCACTCTCTTCACCCTCATCCGGCGGTATAGCAGCTTGAATCATATCCCAAATCTGCTTGTTCACGACCCCTATACAAGTCCCGCCATTCCCACCCCTGTCCAAACCAGCCCCGGGTCCGGCCAAAGGATCCAAAATCCACACCCCGGCCCTGTCCCGGCCAAACATATCCCATGAGGGCGCCCACGACGGGCGGATTGCCTGGGCCGGGGTGAACAACCGCTCAAAATCCGTGAGATTCATGGCGGAAAGCCTTTGGGCCGCGGCTGACAGGAGCTTGCGCGTCAAATCCTTGTCAGGGTTGGGTGAGTCGGGGATTGCCTGGATTTTCTCATTACACACAACCCGCCCGGATTTGGCGTGAACAACCGCGCCGAAAAGACCTTTGGTTCCAGAGAACAAAATGCAGGCTATGAACAAATGGTCAGGCCATAGCTTGAACCGGAAGGGGGTGCCGGAAGCGGATATGCAGGATTCAATATAAACTGCGGACCCGTCCGGGTGGTCCGGGAAGGCTTTTTCCCACTTTTCATCCATCCCATTCGCCATCCCCAGCCCCCCCCCCCCCCGCTATACCTGAATAAAGGCCCGCGCAAAGCCCGCGCAAAACCTTTGCCCTTCAACACCCTTCCATGATAAACCAAAAAAAGCCCGGGCGCAATAAGATTCGATGAATGATCTTTGCCTGATGCAGCCAGGGCCGGAGAGTCATTATGCCTTACTCGCAATTACCCTCATCGCCCCTGCCCGGACTCGGACCCGTATCCCGGGAGCGCAAAACCCGGGACGGAGAGGATTCCAATTCCAGCCCGCCCAAGCCCGTCATGGGCCGCAACCCCGGGGAAATGAGGATATTCGCTGAATATGCCGCTCTTGGCCCCGGGCGGTCGGCTGAGGGTTTGAGCATGGCCTTGAGGGGCGGACCTTTGGCCCGGAGCGCGGGCGAGCTTGAAAAAATCATAGCCAAGTGCGGTTGGAATGACCTTTGCCGGGCTTCGGTTGACTCGAAGGTTGCGGAGATTGTGTGTGAAAAGCTCGCCGAAAGCTCGGCCGGGAAGATCGCGGAAATGCTCACCCGCACGGATACCCTTATTGACGCCGGATTCAAATGGCTTGAGGGCATGGCCGGGAGCGGAATGGGGTTGCCTGTTAGCATTGCCGATTTGGAAAAGCTGGTCAAGATGAGGCTTTGGCTCGGCAAGCATGATGAGAACGGGATGGAAAGGGGTTCTGGATCATCCGGCCCGGGATCAGGGGCCGGCTCCGGTGCCGGGGCGCAGGGGAATGAGGGTTCGAGACAACTTGTCATTGCCATAAACAACTTGTTTCAAAACAATCAGGCCGGGCATGGCGGGCATGGCGGGCGCGGATCCGCCGCTCTCCCGCCCCCAGGCCCGGGCGCTTCGAGTGAGATCAATATCCTCGGGGCCAATCCCGAAGGGCTTACTCTCCGGCAGCTTTTGGGCCGATTGGAAGAGCCTTTGGGCATTACAGAATCGGCACCATCCACGGTGCGGGATTCTGAACCTCAAAGTATTGAGGTTCCCCGCAAAGCACCTTCCCGGGCGGGCGCAAAGGCCCGAAAAGAATCCTCGGGTCGGAAGTGAGCACACCCGGCCCCGGGCGGGCGATAATTCTCAAACAATAAACCTTTCCCCCTTTTGACGCCATAGCCGTAAGCGGAAAATTCCAGGGAACGAAAATTTCCTCCCGGGGTTCGTCATTACCACTGCCAATGGGCGGGAAAAATCTTAGCCTCCGCCCCCGGGTCGGGTAGGTTGTCCCGTCGGAAGCCGTCAGAAAAAACCTTTCCCTCGCCCCCTCAGCCCCCTCGCCCGTGGTTTTCGTTTTCATATATCCACAATCCCCCCTTCCCGGCCGAACATGATGCCGGCCAATTTCCCCCCGGCCCCGCCGGATTTCCAGTAAAGGTTCAAAAGCCGGTTCCACGTCCGGCCCTCGCCCCGATCCGGAATGACTACGGGTGGGTAGCACTGATCGCCTTTACATACCATGCCTGCGGCCGTGATGGTATTGCCCGACGGCAGGATCAGAATCCTTTCTTCCAGGATTATCCGAACCCCCGGGCCGTCCAAAAGGCGGAAGGTGACGGGGCGGCCGGGCTTTGACGCGGGCCTCAATTTCAGTTTTTCGATGCTCATTTTAACCTTTGGTCCTTTCTATAATATATTATTATATTGTCTATGACATACACGGGGCTGATTGTGATGAGTGCGGTTGCTTGATTGTGCATTGTGCGCAGTGCGTAATTGCACGGTTGCGCAGTGTGCGCATAAGGTTTGATTTTGCCTTTGCCTTTTTTCATGGGCGCCCGGCCAATTTGAGCAACTCTCCCATTTTTGCCAGCATATTGGCCCTTATTCCCTGAATAAAAGGGTGATCCTCGTGGGTTGCCCAAACCCATTCAGTAGTATGGTTAAGCTCATCCGCCGCAACCATGAGCAGCCCTTCCCTGCCCGCGGAGCCTTTGGGAGAGAGCTGAAATAATTCAAGGGTCTTTTCCGCTTCCGCCAGATTGCCGGGGGAGTAGTTGAAAAAAGAGGGGAAATCCGGGTCAACCGGACACTGCCCGCGGAAAGTAAATTCATCCGCCAGTTCCAGAGCATCATTGACCATTGAGCAATCCCAGACTGTCATAATCCGAAACCCGGTCCAGATTTTGTCAATATCCACCAGCCCGGACCAGATAGCATCCCCCACTCTGACTTCATGCTCCCGAGGAATGGCCATAATGGATTCCGGTGCTATCCCGCTCCCGACAAAGGCTTTGATCCTGGCCCGGGGCCAGCGGTTGCATGGTTTCCACGAAAGAACATCCTCAACGGTTATCAATCGGCCAGGGCCCGGTTGCCAGGGTTCGGTTCCGGTTTTTCCTTTGCATCCCTCCCGGGGCGGGGATTCCAGTTCAATCCCGGTCGCAACACAATCCGGGCAGGTTAGAAGCCGCGGCCGGGCCGGGACAAAATCATTCCCGCAATGGGAGCATGAGATATAGGATTCTTCCGGGCTTTCGTATTCCCTTTCCCGCTCGATTTGAGACTTGCAAGGTATCATTTTTCCTTTCCCCCTTTTCCTTTCTTTTCAAAAGAACCGGGGCCGGTTTTTCCTTTGCCCTTACAGGCTTGATTGATCCGGCCCCGGGGTTTGGATAATCAGTCCCGGCCCTCTATGCCGTTTTCCGTTCTTTCCACAAGGCCGGGGTCCGCCTGAACTTTCTCATAGCAGCGGTAATCAGCAAGGACTTCCCCTTCGCCCAAAGCCCCGGCGCTTTCATTGTCATAATCCACGATCATAAGCTCAACCGCCCCCGGCCGGTCCGCAACCGCCCCGTTGAAAGCCCCGCCGCGGATATAAACAATAACCTTTACCGGGCTTGAATGGGGAGCGTATGGGGCTTCCCGTTCTTCCTCGACCGTCGGGCCTAAAACAGCCCCCGGCGGGTAATTTAGTGAAGTATTAAACATACTCAAACAACCTTTCCCTGATTCAATTTCCGGGGCTTAAAGCCCCCCGCGATGCCGCCCCCCGCCGGGTTCGGATAAACCGGGCCGGGACAAGGGAGCGGCACGGGCGCGGGGCTTTAATCCCTTTCCTCCGCTTCCACGCTTTCCGCCCTTTCGCGCATAACCCGGGCGGATTCCTCAAATCCAAACCAGGCTAGAGTGTTTTGATTGATACACTCCAGGGCCAGCGGGTCCGATCCTTTCCAATTCTTGAACAAGAATTGCGGGCTTTCCCCGGTATCCTCAAGCAACTCGGCCAGAATTTTGTTTATTCCATCCTTGTGTCGCTTATAGAAAGCTTCTGTTTCCGAGTAATAAACCAACCCGGAAACCATCCCGGAAATACAACCGTGCGATTCCAGGTCTTTTAGCCACTTGGCAAGGCTCTCCGGGCCTTCATCCTCATTGTTGCTTTGAATCAGGGCCACAACTTCCCTTTCTAGGTTGGTTTGTGGTTTTAACTTAATCGGTTTCATATCTTTGGTCCTTTCCCTTTCCCCCTGTTAGAGCCGGGCCGGGATATACCCGGCGCCGGCGTCATTGATTTTGCGGGCAATCTCCCCCGCTTTCCGTTCGGCCCGCAAGTCCGCGGCCGGATTAGCCTTTAGGGGTTTCAACCCCCAAAATTCCCGGTGCCGGTTTTTCAATTCAACGGCAATCAGGCTTGTGCGGATAAGGGATTCCGGCCGCACGTCATAAAGGCCGAACTTTTCCAGGTGATAGTCCGGCGCGTCGGCCGGGTTCCACCCGTCATATTCCAAGACCGGGATTGCCCACTGACCCCCGACCCGGGAATAAACCAGGCCGGTTTCCCGGTCAACCGCGAACCGGATTGATTTAGGCATGGACGGTTTCCGCCTTTCCCGCCTCAACCGCGGCCGCGCCCGCAATCCCCGGGACAACGTGTTCCCCGGGTTCGGGATAAAGGGCATCCTCCGCGTCATTCCAGGCCATTGATTGCAACCACTCCCGGACCGGCCACAAGCCGTCCGTTTCCCTGATATGCCCGCGGCACGGCTTGAACCGGGCGCCCATGATGTATTCGCCGGCGAACCACGGGGTTTGCATTTTTTCCGCATCCTCAATGGCC